CTTTTTGAAAGAGCCTAATACTATTCAAAGTGATGTAATTGCATTCCCTACTATTCTGCCAAAAGAACTTGACATAGAGAAGTATATTGACTATGATACGCAGTTTGAGAAGTCATTCCTTGACCCTTTGCGTATCGTATTAGATAGCATCGGTTGGAAGACTGAACAAGTTTCATCATTAGAGGATTTTTTCGCATGACAAAAGATGATTATGACGATTTTCATAAAGTGTTAGAAGACATTGTAGCTTCTAGAAAGTATCTTGATGGCGCTTCACGGCCTTGGGGTCGTTGGTTCGTCCTTGATGTTGATCAAGGCTACAAGGTAAAGAAGTTAGAGATTTTGCCAGATCAGGCCATTTCTCTACAGTATCACAATCATCGCAGTGAACATTGGACGATTGTGCAAGGCGAAGGTAAGGTTATTGTCGATGGCAATATCTTCACTATTCGTAAGGGTGAATCTTTTCATGTTCCTAAACAAGCTATTCACAAGATCACGAATACTCATCTAACTGAAACTTTGATTGCAATTGAAGTTCAGATGGGTGATATATGCAGAGAGGACGATATCGTTCGCTGCTAAATACCTCGTCACGGAGAATCGTGGCATTCACATAATATAGGAGAATCTATATGTCTAATATGTTTAACTCCCTACTTAAGGAGATTGATAATGAGTATGCAGGAATTGCAGACGAAGGTGTTGAGGCTGGTGACGTTACTGGTTTCATTGGTACTGGTAGCTATAGCCTCAATGCTCTTTTATCTGGCTCTATCTACGGTGGGCTACCTGCAAATAAAGTCACTGCACTCGCTGGTGAACCCTCAACCGGCAAGACCTTTTACGCAATCAATATCGTGCGACAGTTCCTCCGTGACAACGCCGAAGGATTTGTCTTCTACTTTGAATCAGAATCCGCAATATCTAAGCAGATGCTTACTGACAGGGGTATTGACACAAAGAGAGTTGCGGTCGTGCCAGTCGCTACTATCCAAGAATTCCGCACTCAAGCCGTAAAGATCCTCGACAAGTACATTGAAGACAAGGAAAAGAAGGATCGTCCGCCGATGCTCTTCGTTCTGGATTCTCTTGGCAATCTTTCTACTGATAAAGAAATGCAGGACATTGCAGACGGCAAGGACACACGCGATATGACACGCGCACAGCTTGTTCGTGGCGCATTCCGTGTTCTTACTCTCAAGCTTGGTAAAGCTAAGGTTCCGCTTATCGTAACCAATCACGTTTATGATGTAGTCGGTTCATATGTGCCAACGAAGAAGATGGGTGGTGGTTCTGGTCTTGAATATGCTGCATCGACTATTTTGTTCTTGTCTAAGAAGAAGGACAAGGATAAGGACAATCAGGTCACTGGTGCAATCATCACAGCCAATCTCAAGAAGGCTCGTCTGACGATTGAGAACAAGAAAGTCGAAACTCTTCTCGACTATTCTGATGGTCTTGATCCATACTACGGTCTAGTCGATTTGGCTGAGAAGTTTGAAATCATCAAGAAGGTTTCTACTCGGTATGAATTGCCAAATGGAACAAAAGTATTTGAGTCTGCTATTCTCAAAGAACCTGAAAAGTATTTTACCAAAGATATTCTCGACGCAATTGATGAAAAGTGTAAAGATGAGTTTCTCTATGGTAAGTCCAATATCGCTGATGGAGAAACAGAATGATTTTAGGTACAGATTTCCGATTCAGTAATGTATATGATACTGACACAACTGCAATTGAACTATTGACAGAAGCATATAAAAATGTTATATTTCGATTTAAGGATGTTGGCGTCAGAGAAAATGATGATGGAACAGCAACTCTTAAATTTTCCTATGAAATACTTTCTCCAGGCAAGTTCAAGGAAGAGTTGTTACGCAAAGATGAATATTTTGAACGGCATCTTGGCTTGATACTTAATACTTTAATCATAGACATTGCGGAGTTAGATGGTGCAGATAGAGAAAGTTATATTGAAGAATCTGGTGAAGAACGAATCGTTCACTCGGAGAGTTCTGCCATTTCTGAAAAGTGAATATTTCACTAATGAAGTTGAACGTAACATCTTCAATGAAATTCGTGATTTCACTATCAAGTATAACACTTTACCAACTGCCGATGCATTACTGATTGAAGTTGATTCTCTTCGCGGTCTTACAGCAGACCAGGCTAAAGATGCGTCTACTCTCATCAAAGACCTCAATGCAGATGAAGTAGATACGAACGGAGAATGGCTTCTTGATAGTACCGAAAAGTTCTGTCAAGAAAAAGCAATCTATAATGCAATTATGCAATCGATTGAAATCATGAATAATAAGGGTGGCGCTCTCACAAAGGGCGCCATTCCTGATCTTCTGACACAAGCACTTGCTGTTACATTTGATCCTAATGTTGGTCATGACTATCTTGAGGACTTTGAAGAACGATATGAATATTATCATCGTGTTGAACACAAGATTCCTTTTGATCTAGATTTCTTCAACAAAATCACAAAGAATGGTTTTAGTCGCAAGACACTCAACATTTTTCTTGCTGGTACTGGTGTAGGTAAATCTTTGACTATGTGTCACATTGCAGCCGCGTGTTTGGCTCAAGGCAAGAATGTATTGTATATCACTCTTGAGTTGGCCGAAGAAGAAGTTGCAAAGCGTATCGATGCCAATCTCATGAACATTACGATTGATGACTTGCTTCAACTTCCCCAAGATTTGTATTTGAAGAAAGCTTCTGTTCTCAAAAACAAGTCGCAGGGAAAGCTTATCGTCAAGGAATATCCAACTGCATCTGCTTCTACTCTGCATTTCAAAGCTTTGTTGAATGAGTTGCATTTGAAGAAGTCGTTCAAGCCAGATATTATCTTTGTTGATTATCTTAATATCTGTGCATCATCTCGTATCAAACCTGGTGGTAATGTGAACAGTTATACATACATCAAGTCTATTGCAGAAGAGTTGCGCGGTCTTGCTGTAGAGTTTGAAGTGCCAGTTGTTTCAGCCACTCAAACAAACAGAACAGGCTTTACAAGTTCAGATGTTGGTCTTGAAGATACTTCCGAATCGTTTGGTCTTCCTGCTACTGCTGACTTTATGGCAGCATTGATTTCAACTGAACAATTGCAAGAACTAAATCAGATTATGGTAAAACAGTTGAAGAACAGATATGCTGATCCTTCAACAAACAAACGATTTGTTGTCGGTATCGATAGAGCAAAAATGAAACTGTATGATGTTGAACAATCCGCTCAGATAGATATTGTTGATAGTGGTCAAACGACACAAACAAACAACAATAGAGATAAGTTCAAAAGTCTAAAGGTGTGATATGTCGAACGATGAAATTGAACTAAGACAAAAGTTTAAAGAAGTAAGTACAGATGATCCGACAAAGATGACAGATGAGGACTTTGCTATCATCTGGGTAAAAGAATGCCATTTCTATCATAAAAGATTATTGACAGGAGAAAGAAAACACTATTGTCCTGAGTGGGACTTTATGCCAATAGACGAAACGTGTGAAATGGAAATTGAAGCTTGTTCTTGCAATCTGGAGAAAAAGAATGACTAACTATTATGTGCTGCCGCTTGAAGTTGATTCCGATTTTATCTGGTGCGTCATGGAAACAAAAACTGAGCAACTGATCCAGGCTTTCGAGTTTGAGGAAGAAGCAGAGGAATATAAGGAATTTCTAATGGATGGTGGTGCTTTCGATGGTTTTACTCCGTCTTTTGTTCTACGAGAAGTTGTATTTTCACAGAATATTAATCACGAATTTTCAGAATTTTTGTTAGAATAGGGTTGCATTCTGTGGTCTGATGTAGTATATTGTGAGCATAACAGGAGAGAGAATATCATGACTGACACAGTTTGTTCCCGTCTAATCCATTCGCTCCACATTGCCGAAGACGGCTTTGATGCTGCTATGAATTTTAAGGACTTTGTGGCTGCCAGTTGGTGGCGTGGAGAGATTGAAAGTCTCGCCGGTCAGCTTGAACTGGCGCTCAAGACGGACGATCCATGCACCACGATGGCTGATGTCCGCTTCTTTGAGGGGTTCAAGTATGTTTAGATTTCTTCTCGGCATGACTATTGGCGCTTCGGCCACTTCTGGTCTTGGACTGTCACTTGTAATGGGTACGGTCGGCTTAGGCTTCATGGCTTGGGGCTTCTATGTGATGTATATCAATGGAGAGTTATCTAGTGAATAATACTTGCCTGCATTTCGTCGGTTTCAAGGATGAGAGGTATCTGACTGCCGTGCGCTTGTTTGGGCAGCCAGATTTCATTCATCCTGGTTGGGATCTCCGCGCTTTTCGTGAGATTGCACCAGGTGATACGGTTGTGTTTGCAAATGGCAACCATACACAGGCGCCGCGTAACAAGTCTTACAGTGACATAAAGGAACCTAATGTTTAAGGTGCAGAAAGATCAATTCAATACTGGTTTTCAGATCACGTTTGAAAACGGCTGGACCGTATCCGTGCAGTTTGGTCGCGGCAACTATTGTTCCAATCGTACCGAGTGGAATCCAGTATCGACTTCGGATCGTATTCCTTTTCAGAGTGAGGATGCCGAAGTGGCCGCGTGGGATGAGAACGGCATCTGGTATCAGTTCGAAAACGATACCGTGAAAGGCTATTGCAAGCCTGACGAGGTTGCTGATTTCATCGCTAAGATAAAGGCATTTGATTGAGGTATTCTGATGGTTAGATCGTATGAAGTAGATTTTTCTATGATTGACAATCGTGCAGGCTTCATGCTATATTGTTTTGAAGAAGACGATTGTATCTGGGAACAGTTCTTTCTAGATAGTGAAGAGGCTCATACACATGGAAATCGTTTCCTTGATGGTTCTTATATTCGCGGCTGGCCTTATGAGTTTGCTGCATAAATAGAGTTCAATGGCTCCTTAGCTCAGTTGGATAGAGCAACAGCCTTCTAAGCTGTGGGTCGCACGTTCGAATCGTGCAGGAGTCGCCAGCCCCTTTAGCCCAGCGGTAGAGGCAGAGGACTTAAAATCCTTATAGGGTCAGTTCGAATCTGACAAGGGGCACCAATTCGCGCCTTTAGCATAGCGGTTAATGCAGACGGCTCATAACCGTCCGATCCTCAGTTCGAATCTGAGCGGGCGCACCAAACAAAGGAAGTAAAATGGCAAAGACTAAGAAGAACGATACAGTTAAAGAAGAGACAATTGAGATTGTAGAAGAGAAGATTGATCCTGTTGTAGTCGTTTCTGAATATGTATCGGCCGATAAGAGTTTGAAGGCCGTGCTAAAGCATAATCGTCTTTCATCTCTATATGAGATTGACTTCTACAAGGACAAGAAGAAGATCGCAACGGAATCATATGCGTTTC